TGCTATATTAAGATTATCTTAATATAGGAGGTCATTACCATGGCAGATGCTTGGAATGAGGGCACGTGGGGGCAAGGCTTTTGGGGCCAACAGAGTTCTGTTACAGTAACCCTTACAGGTGTTTCCTCCACATTTGCATTAGGCACTGAGTCTGTTGTTGCAGACAGTTTAGTAACATTAGACTCCTTACAAGTATCTTCAGCTTTAGGCACCGCATCAGGTGAGGCTGAATCAATTTATCCTTTAACAGGTGTTTTATCTCAAACTGAATTAGGTAGTGTATCTATTGAAGAAGGCACAGATGTAGTTCTTGGCAGTCTTTCAATGGCATTTACTGCCGGTGATGAAACCGCCTCCGGAACAGTTGATGCAGGTTGGGGAAGATCTACATGGGGATCTTTTGCTTGGAACGAAAACATAACACAAGAAGTTAGTGTTTCAGGCGTTGCAATGTCAACGTCTGTTGGCACAACCACACAAGAAGTAGGGACAGGTGTAATAGTATCTGCCACAGGTCTAGGCATTACAAGCACCTTAGGCACAACATCACAAACAGGAACTGCGGTCGAAACTCTTGATAGCTTAACAATAGGGGCAGCTTTATCTGGTGCCTCTGGAATTACTGGTGAAGGTAATATTGGAGTTATTGCTCCTTCTGATCAACTCGATTTTAGCATTGGCTCAGTCACTATTGATATATTTACACAAGTAGACGCTCCATCCGTTGCAATGACATCGGCTTTAGGAACAGCAGTTGCAGAAGCAGATGCATTAGTTACATTAGGTAGTTTATCTAGTAGTTTCTCACTAGGCACTGAGACAGTAGAGGTTGGAACGGGTGTCATAGTAAGTGTTTCAACAGTCGCTTTATCTTTCGCTACAGGCACAGAAACTGCAACCGGTGAAGCAATAGTGGATATAACAGGGCTTTCCATGGCAACTGCCTTAGGAGATACTTTTGAAACGCCTTGGGCAAATGTTGTAACCGGAGCAAGTAATACGTGGACAGAGGTTAATGCTGCCTAAAATAGAAGAATTTAAGGTGTCCGATAAATTAGTCGATATGTTTATAGAAAAACTAAATTTTTTTAAAAATGCAAACTTAGTTTGCAAAGATAAAACATGCACTGAAAATGGTTTTCAAACAGAAAATATATTAAATTTCACAAACTCGAGAGAATTAGCAGATGAATTGATGAGAACAATAAATAAAAACGACAATTTGTTTCACATACATCTTATAGAATATTTCTTAGACGGACATCAAAATAGTCATAATCACGAAACTACAGAAGATTTTTCATTTATATTGTATTTAAATGATGCAGATGGTAATACAGTTTTTGAAAAATATGGTGAAATAAAGCCTGAAAAAGGTAAATTAATATATTTTCAAAGTGACATCTGGCACTACGGAAGACCAAGCACTATGAATAAAAAGGTTGCTGTAGGTGCTTTAAAAAAACATTGATTGCAATACAAAAAAAGATATATTTTAGAGAGGTATAAACATGGCAAGTACATTTACATCAAGATTTAAACTAGAAAAAATGGAAACAGGGGCTAACGCCAATACCTGGGGCACAAGGACTAACAACAATTTAGACGTGGTTGATGCTTTTGGTGGTGGATATATAGCAAAATCTGTCGCTGGTTCAGCTGATGTCACATTAACTACTGGTGATGCAGATGCTACAACTGAGTCTGCTAATAAAGTTATTGAGCTCACTGGTGCACTTACCGGTGATATTAAAGTATTAGTGCCTGCCGTAGAAAATGAATATGTATTTTTCAATAACACATCAGGGTCACAAACCTTAACCATCGCTGCTACTGGGCATACATCGAATGGTATAGCCATAGCACAGGGAGCTTACTCACACGTTTATTGTGAGGGCTCTGCTAATTTTGGTATTAAAAATTCTGTAGACAAATTAGGAGCAACTACATTTGTAGGCGATGCAACAGCTGGTGGTGGTAATATAATTTTAAGAACTAATGGTGCTGTAACGGCAACTACCTTTGTAGGTAGTGGTTCAAATTTAACAGGCGTAGAACCTTTTCCATCTGGAACAAAACAAGTTTTTTATCAAGCATCTGCACCCACAGGTTGGACACAAGACACTGCCGCAGCATTAGGTAATGCAGCCATGAGAGTCGTCGTCGGAACAGGTGGAGGCACAGGTGGTAGTGATACCTTTCAAACTACATTTGGTAGTTCAAGAACAACAGAGTCAAAAAGTTTAACTGTCTCAGGATCAGTTAGTGGAACAGTTGGAGGCACAAGTCTTTCAACTCCACAAATAGCATCACACAATCATACAATATGTTTTTTTAAACAAAACAATCCATCACCTAACGTTCAAAGTGTTACCTATAGAGGCACTAATCCTTCACAAACAGAAAATCTTTCAATATTTACAGGTTCAACTGGAGGTGGAGGTAGCCACACTCACCCATTTAGTGGTACTTTAGGATCCGCTACTACAGGTAGCTCAAGTTTTGCAATACCAGCGATGGATCTTAAATTTGCAAACGTAATAATAGCCGCTAAAGATTAATGCCAATATTCGACCCGGATGGGACGTGTCCACTTCTTAAAAAGAAGTGCATAAAACATAGATGTCTTTGGTATAATATGCTTCAAGGAAAGCACCCTCAAACAGGATTAGATGTTCAGGAATGGGGATGCTCAATAGCATGGATACCCTTATTATTAGTAGAAAATTCTCAACAAATAATGGGCACAAAAGCAGCTACAGAATCATTTAGAAATGAAATGGTTAGGTCAAATAATGTTATGACTAAAGTATTAGCTCATAGTGGTGATGCACAGAAAGCCATGGGTGTAGCTACTTCTATATTTGAAGTAATTGGTAGACATCAAGAGGCAATAGATGAGCAAGACCCCTCCAAAGAAGATAAAACTATTTTACAACTAAGTAATAATAAGGTAAAAGTAAAGAAGAAGCCTACAAAGGCTACAAGTAAAAAGGTGAAAAAAAATGGCAACAACCGTAAACAACACAAGCGTTAATGTAAGACTTACAATATTGTTTGATGCAGATGGTCCTCTTGACGGAAACGGTCCTGCAAAAGGTACAGGTAATACTGAGTCTGATGTATATTTTGACAGCAAAGTTTATCATAATATGCGATCTCATACAGAAATAGATACAAGCATTCACGCACTTCAGTGGGATGCTACAACAAACACAGGTTCAATAGAATATACAGATAATAGAGAAAATGAGTCTATTTCTTCTATACCTCAATGGGTCACAAACGTTGTTATAAGATGCGAAGCTCAAGACGCATACACCTCAGCTTACCAAGCTCACGGAGACGCAGGTGCTGAGGACGACTCTGCTGCAGTAACAGCAGCTACAACAGCTAGGGATAATTACCTATCTGCACACAGTATTACTTATTAGTATTGTGTATAAAAAATAAATGAAAGAATACATTTTAGAAGTAAGAAAAATAATTCCAAAATTTCTCTGCAAAAAAATAATTACATACTTTGACAATGAATATGAAGACGCAGGCACTCTTGGCGGCACAGATAAAAATATTAGAAACTGTCTAACGAGGGGTCTTTTAGACCCTAAAACTTTTGGGCAAAGATTATGCTCCTCTGCAATACAAGAAAAAATTTATGAGTGTGTTCATCATTATAAAGAAAAGCATGATATTAATATATCGAAAATTTCACAATTAGATTTACTTAAATATGAAACTAATAAACATGATGCAGGATATAAATTTCATACAGACTTTGGTCTGAAGGTGCAAGAAAGACATCTATCAATATCAATTTGTTTAAATAATGAATATGATGGTGGAGAATTTGTTTTTAATTTGCCTACAGGAGACCATGTTGTACCACAAAATGAGGGTGATGCAGTAATTTTTCCATCTAATTTTATGTTTGGTCACCAAGTAAATAAGGTGTCAGACGGAACTAGATACGCATTAATAGGTTGGGTGATATAATGCAACCTATTTTTATCAAAGAGTTTTTGCCAAAACAAATATTAAACCTTTCTTATAATTATTGTCTTTTAAAATATTCAAATAAAAAAAATTTTAATTTTGATATGCAAACTAAATCTTTAGTCTGGGAACATGGTGACTTTTTAATGGAGTCATTAATGGATATGAGTACCCCTGTCATCGAAAAGAACGTCAGTAAAAAACTATGGCCAACGTATTCTTATTTAAGAATTTATGATAAAGGATCAGATTTACCTATTCATAGGGATAGACCATCTTGTGAATATACAGTGGCATTGTGTTTAGGAGCAGATCCAGTCGATGAAAACTATGAAATATTTATTGGAGAGAAAGATGAAACACAAGATTATAAGTATAACGATGATAAGGGCAAGCCTCTAGCTTTAAAAATTAATTATAAATACCCCATGGTAACAAACAACGCATTAATATTTAAAGGTATGCATAAAATACATTGGAGAGAAAAATGTAAACATGATCATTTTATAACAGTTTTTTTACATTATGTTGATCAAGAGGGTGAATATAAAGATTTTAAATACGACAAAAGAAAAATGTTAGGTGCAAAAATTATTGAATAACAATGAACTTTATGTCCTTAATGGAGGCATTGGAAAAAATATTTGTTTTACAAGTTGTCTAGCAAACTTAAAGAGTGTGAACATAATGTCATCTTGGCCTAAAATATTTTTACATCATCCCAATGTCAACTTTTGTTATAATTATAATTTAACTCCTCTTTTAGATAAAAGTGAATTTTTACATAAGTTTTCTAAGGTTCATTTTGTCGAAGCTTACGATCAGAACTTTTTCACATCAAAAATTCATTTGGTAAATAATTACAGACATTTATTAAATCAAACTATTCTAGAAAAGGTTTATAATGAAATATATTTTTCATATGAAGAAGAAAACACAATAAAACCAATATTGTCTAAGCTAGAAGATTATGTGCTTGTGCAATTTGTAGGGAGCGATGAGCATGAGGCAGATACTGATTTTGAGGGCTCAAGGTCTCTTAGAAAAGACCAAGCACAATCTATTATAGATACCTTAAATTTTGACCTTAAATTAAATGTTCTAAATGTTTTTTCTAGTAAAAATTTATTTCAAAATACTTGTGAAGTTGATCAAAATTTAAATTACAGAAATTATGCTCATTTGATAAAATATGCTAAGGGATTTATTGCAATTGATAGTTGCTTGAACCATATGTCTGCTAATAGGTTTTGTAATACAAAAGGTGTCGTACTATGGAACGACTATCATGCAAACTATAGATTTAATTACTCTAAAAATTGTAATATGAATACAAATACACCAAATATAATGAGATTTAATACAAATGATGTAATAGATAATTTTAATAAAATATATATGGAGAATAAAAATGATTAAACCTGAAGAATTAAAAGATAAAAAAATAAAATTATTTTTAGGTATGCCTATGTATGGCGGGATGTTGACTGAGGCAACAATGCACGGTGTATTAGAATTACAGTCATGGAGCCACGCTAATAACATTGGTTTGAGAATACATACCATGGGTGGTGAAAGTTTAATTACACGAGCAAGAAACACCATAGTTTCCATGATGTTAGATTCAAAAGATTATGTGCCCACTCATTTACTATTTATAGACGCTGATATTGGTTTTAAGTGGAAAAATATTGAGAGATTGCTGTGTATTGATAAAGATATAGCTTGTGGTGTTTACCCCCGTAAACATATACATTTTGAACGCATAAAAGAAATACTCGCTAAATATCCTAATGCAAGTGATGAAGAAATAGAAGCTAGAACATATGGGTACAATCTTAATTTTGATGATCCTAAAAAAATAATACATGAAGATGGTTTTTTTAAAGTAAATGAGGCCGCAACGGGAATGATGTTAACAAAAAGAGAAGTGTTTACAAAAATGATGAAAAAATTTCCTGAAAGAAAATATGAATCAGATCAAATAGTAAATGGCAAAAATTATAAATCAGACAATTGTTATGATTTATTTGCAGTCGGTCCGTATCAGACTCTTGATCAAAAAAGATATTTGTCAGAGGATTATTATTTTTCTAGGCTTTGGACTGAACATTGTGGCGGAGAAATATGGGCTGATGTCGCTTCTCCTTTAATTCATTTTGGTAATAGAGGATTCAAAGGTAATGTTGGATATACATTTACTAGAGTAGATGCATGATTATAAAATAAATAAAACAAGTTGGTTTCCGACTGAAGTATATGATTGTAATATTGGTCATAAATATTGTGATCAAATACTAAAAATTGTTAACGAAGACAAAGACAGATGGACCAAAGGTTTAAAAAATGTCAAAGCTCTTACATCGGGTTGGGAGGGTTTAAAGTACCCTGTTTTACAGGAGATAAGCAATTTTATAACAGATAAAATTTTACCAGTTATAGGACAACAGAACAACTGGCAATATAATAACTGGAGCACGGTATCAACATGGATTAATTTCTATTTACCTGGTGATAAGGCACTTCCACACAATCATGCAAATAATCATTATAGTGCAATTTTAATAGTCAAACCCTCTACTGGTAACTTAGTCTTTGAAGATCCGAAAGATATACACACGTTATATCCACCTTTTGAGAAACGTTATGAGCAAAGAATTAATGAAGATAAAGGAAAATTAATATTATTTCCAAGTTATTTATATCATTACGTTAGTGAATGTGAGAATGAGCGTATTTCTGTAGCTTTTAACTTTTCTAATGAACCATAAAATAGTATATTACCGCCATGCCACTAGTAAATTTTAGACCTGCTCCTGGAATTAATAAAGAAGTTACGGATTATACCGGACAAGGCAAATGGACCGATGGAGACATGGTGCGTTTTTTTCAGGGATCAGCTCAAAAAATTAAAGGCTGGGAGAGATTTCTTTCAACTACATTAGTAGGGGTTGTACGGGACCAACACGCATGGGTCGCACTTGATGGCACAAGGTATGACGCTTTTGGTACAGATAGAAAGTTATATGTTTTTGAAGAAGGTAGAGCCTATGATATTACACCTATAAGAAAAACCACCTCCTCTATATCTAATCCTTTTACAACAAACGCAACTACAACTGTGGTTGTAACAGACACAGGTCATGGTGCACAAAAAGGGGACTTTGTAACATTTGACTCTTTTTCTGCAATTGATGGCTTAGACATGAATAAAGAATTTGAAGTAAGCTCTGTGGCTAATAACAACGCTTACACTGTAACCGCTACGTCAGCAGCTTCTGGCTCAACCTCAGGTGGAGGAGGCACTGGTAATGCTAAATATCAAATCTCAATAGGACCAGAATTTTCTGTGCCTGCTTTTGGTTGGGGAACAGATACTTGGGGCAGTTCAACATGGGGCACACCCTCA